GAAATGGGATGAGGTCTCATTCAACGGTCAACGCGTGGATGTGACGGGGCACATTCTCGAAACCAGCAAAGGTAAGGACATCCTGACCCTGATGGAAGGCGGCGTGATGCCAGGCGTGAGTCTGCGTGGCTACGGTGAAGGCAAAAATGTCAAGAGTGGCGACGAGAAAATCTTTGAAGTGACGGAACTGCACATCACAGGCTTCGACCTGGTGTTGGAACCGTCGTTCGAGAATTCCGTTACACTCATCGAATCACAAAATCAATCATCGGAGGATGAAATGAACGCAGAAGAATTCAAGAAACTGGTTGCGGAGAACCCGGACCTGTTCAAAGAAGCCATGGGCAAGAACATCGAGGAATGGAGCGAAAGCCGAATCAAGAAAACGGAGAAGGAACTCCGTGAGAAGCTCGGCATCGACGAGAAAGCCGATCTCGGCGCGGCATTGACCGAAGCATCGAATGCCGTCAAAACGCTCAAAGAAAATGAGCGCAAGGCGGCTCTTGACAAGGCCATCGAGGAAGCGACGAAGGACCTGCCGTTCGGAAAGAAGCTGAATGAGAAATTCGTCGAAGCGCTGAAAGCCAGCGGTGCGAAGAGCGCCGAAGAAGTGAAGACGTTCGCCGAAGCCAAACGCAAGGAATATGATTCCATTGCGGCGGCGCTCAATCTTAAGAACATGGGGTTCATTGAAGGCAAACGCATCGACGGCATTGCATCCGTGCTCGAGGAAGAAACCGGCACGCCGGAATACGCGCGCGCATCATTTGAGATCGTTGAGAGCCTGCGAGCCAGCGGACGCGTTACTGTTCCGAGACGCAAGCAGGAAGATATGTCGCGAAGCGAGATCGTGGCGAAGATGATGTTGAAACGCTTCGATAAGCTGTTCATGGATACGGTTGATGACCATGGTCAGCGCGCCGGGTTGTTGATGGAAAGCAAACGCTTCGAGGAAGCGGAAGTTACGACCGATCTCAACCTGCCGTATGCCGTCAGCCGCGCGATCTATGAGATCGCATGGCCGACCCTAGTTGCGGCAGGCATCTTCGATGTGGGTGTGATGGATACCACCCCAACCCTGCTGTACTTCAAGCACTTTGCAGGCGAGACGGGTTTCTTCACGCAGATCAGCGGGGCAGAGGCCATCGTGCTGACGCTCCAGGCCACCTGGTATGCGATGGCTCACGGCGAAATCACACCGGACACGGTGGTGGTTAAGAACTCCGCCGAGAATACCACCTATGTGGAAGGCACCGATTATGTAATCGATTACGGAAACGGTGCGATCATGAGCCTGGTCGGTGGCGCAATCGCTGCAGCGGCAACCGTGCATGTAACTGCCTATAGTTACACGGCAGTGCGTCAGGGCGAGCTGGTTCCCATCGAGCGCGCAAAGGTGACGATGGACAACATGATCATCAAGGCCAGCGCCATGCGATTGGCGGACCAGATCAGCCGCGAGGCCGTGGTGTTCAGCCGCTCGCAGTTGGGCTATGACGCAGTTGGTCAGACGATGGCGGCTTTGATTATGGAAGCGCAACGCTTGATTGATCGCAACCTGCTGATGATGGCTTACACGGCAGTCAAGAAAGTGGCGAACAACTCGACCGCGGCATGGACGGTCGGAACGTCACAGGATGACCTGGACGAACTGGTGCGCTTGATGGGTTCCGCAAGAATCATCACGAACCACCGCTTCTACCCTGCCACTTGGTATCTGATGAGCGATACCAATGCGGAACGCCTGGGTCACTGGAAAGGCTTTACACGGCTGGGCTTCCCGACTGCGCTGTTGAACCAGGCCGGTTTTGCAGGCGGCGTGAACGGTATCCCGGTGTTCTACAGCACCGAATTCCCGGACAGCCTGATCATTGCAGGTCAGCAGGAATTGGTGGCGCATCGAGTGTTCCAACCGATGCTGATCAAGGGACCGTACCCAACCTATGATGTTTCAAATGGCACCAGCAAACTGTTAGGCGCTGATCAATATTATGCCGAGGAATTCAACACGAGCGTCAGCCCGATCCCGTTGAAGGGCGCGTTCGTGCCGATCACGGGCGGATCAAGCTAATTAGCCTATCGCCGGTGACTCATGTCACCGGCACAAGCGATAGCAGCTTGAGGCCGCTTCGCTTAGCCCCACCCCCCTCCCTTGAAAAGGGGAGGGGGAAAAGGAATTATGAATAATCCGTGGTTCCAACCGATTGATTTCTTTGCGACACGATCTCATTACGTGGATCATCTGGCTCCGATCTGGTTCGAGATGGAGGATGAGCTGCGCGGTGAGTTCTACGTGCCTATCTGTTTGAAGGATTATGCAGATGCAAAGGGAATCAAGGCAATCGGATTACAGCCCACAGGAATCAACAGACCCTTGGAAGTTGCGCCCAGCGGAAGCAATCCGATCATCGTGTGCAGCTATCGGGATTATCAATTGCCGCATCGCAGACTGATCAAGCGTCCGATCTTTTATATGGAGCACGGCGTAGGAATCTCCTTCGGCAACAGCGGCTATGCCGGAAGCGGAGGAGAACGAAAGGGAGTGTGTCTCTTTCTGAACCCGAATGATCACACGCAACAATTGAATGCGAAGGCTTATCCGGATATTCCGGGCGAGATAATTGGGACGCCGAAGCTGGATGCCTTCTTTAACCCCCTTCGGACTTCGTCCGCGTTCCCCCAAATGCAGAAGAACACTGAATTTGGGGGAAGAAAAGTTACAGTCTGCATCTCGTTTCATTGGGATGGGAGGGTGGTTGCGCCAGAGGCAGGAAATGCGTTCGAGTATTACAAATCTGTTTTGCCTGCGCTGGCGGCGTGCGAGGATTTCACGTTGATTGGTCATGCACATCCACGCATTGCAGATGAGATGAAAAGATTTTATGCTGAGCTGGGCATCGAGTTCGTGAGCGACTTCGAGGAAATAATGAAGCGCACAGATGTTTATATCAATGATTGCTCGAGCACGATGTACGAATTCTGTGTGACGGGCAAGCCGGTGATCATTTTGAATGCGCCGCAGTTCCGACATTTGCCCACACAGGGGTTGCGATTCTGGAAATACACGGATATTGGTCCGCAAGTGAACCAACTTGAAGAGTTGCTCCCAACTATTCAGCGAGTATTGGCGAAGGATGAATATGAACTGCCGCGAGCGAAAGCAGCAAATGATCTTTATCCCTATTGGGGATGCGCGGCGGAACGAGCCGTGGAAGTGATCAAGAGCTTTGTCGAAGCTAAGAGACCCGTGGTGCGACGCGTGGAACAGATACGCGGTGAAAGCATCGGAATTATTTACATGGCATTTGGTCAAAAGGCGGCGCAGGCGGTGCGGCAGAGCATGTTATCGCTGAAGAACATCGGTTTGGATATTCCCGTCTGCGTGGTGGGAGATGCAGCGGTACGAGGCGCACAATTCATCGAATGGAAAGGCGAGAGTCCGTTCGATGCGAGTGAACGACATAATTTTCAATTCAGAGCAGGGCGCGTGAAACCATTCCTTTATGATCTCAGTCCCTTTGCCCGTACGTTATATATCGATGCGGATACAGAATTCATAACGGACATCACACCGGCATTCGAGTTGCTCGATAACGTGGATATCGCACTGGCAGAAGAAATCCAAACCATCGGACAGCTTTACAACAAGCCATCGGCAGGATGGGAAATCAATATTAAAGAGCGAGATGCAACGATTGCCCAATTGGGCAGCCCGAATATAAAGTTCTTGAATTCAGGAGTGATCTTCTTCAGAAAAAGCCCAGAAACAAAAATCCTGTTCGAGGAATGGCATAAACAATGGATGACCTGGAAGCAATGGGATGAACAACTGGCATTGATGCGTTCCATCCATCAATGCAAAATCAAGTATGAGGCGCTTGACGTGAATTGGAATCATCCGCATCGAGAACAAGCCAAATTCATCTTTCATAATTATGGACGATGTGCAGTGAGAAGCGATGTGACCGCATGAATAAAGATGTGATCGTCTTTCAGCACGTCTACCCCAATAGTCCATGCAGAACTTGGATTGATTTGACACAACCGCGTACATTGCAATGGTGCAAAAATCACGGCATGGAATATGAACTGATTGTCAAAAAAGTGCCTACCTATAACCCGATGCTGGGACATTGGGAATCGGTGTATTGGCTGTTAAAGTACATGCAGGAATATCCTTTCGTCATTTATTTGGATGCGGATTGCATCGTGGCAGACTTGGACGCAGATCCATGCCAGGCATTTGTGAAAGGAAAGATTGGAGCAGTGTGGCACAACCTTTCGTACCATGATCCTGATTGGAGTCACTTCAACGTAGGCGCGTTATACGCATCGAGCACGCCGGAGACGATTCAATTCGTTACGGATTGGCTAGCACGATATCCAGGTGTGCCGGATTTCCCGTGGTGGGAAAATGGCGAGTTCAATAAGTTAGGAACGGAGCGCGACATCATCCATAAATTGGATAATGCGTGGAATGCCGGTCATGTCTCGCCTGCGGAACATAAGATCATCTGGGGATTGCACGGCATCCCTGACCGGCAGGAAAGCATCCGCAAAGCAGTTGCAGAATTGGAAGGCATAACCGTATGAGCATCCAAGTTCATGACATGATCGTAGAGCTGACGGAGAACGTGCCCGCGGTGAACGGCGTGCCAAACTCCGACCAATATAAGAATGCGGTGACGGATGCGGTGCGGACGTTCTCGGAGAAATGCGGACTGCGGAAACATGCCACACTGAGCATCGAACCCGGCGTAGCCACTTATAACCTGCCGGATGATTTCCTGAGGATGATCGAGCTTGCACCGCTGTTCTTTCACCTGCCACATTATTTGCCGATGATGGAGAGCGCATATTTCTTCACGGTCAGTCCGTTCTACATGAACGAGGTGCTTTATGATGAGCACGGGCTAATCCCCCGACCGGCGCATTGGCATGAACAATACGACATCAGCGATGGACAGATCACATTCGTGCCGACACCGACGTTCACGCTGGTGCGCCACTTTGCTTATAAGGCCGGATGGATCCTGACGCCGACAGACGACGATTATGACGATGGGGAATACGCGCGTATGGATGACCGGGAAAAAGGAATTGTGATGCTGAAGGCGCAAGCCAATGCGCTGAGGAAGCAATCGAACCAAACATCGGCGATCAGTTATGACTTGGGCGCGGTCAAAGTGGACAACGGAAAAGTAATAGACAGCTTGCAGGTGAGGATTACTGCACTTGAAGATCAATTCAAAGCGGCGTGCGATGACTATAACGGAGCCTGGATCTCGGCATGAGCACAAACTGGAGTCAGCTTGCAGAACAACTGCGATTCGTGCGGGCACAGAACGAAGTGTCGATTGCGCTGAGGCGCGGCGAGACGGAACTAGCCCCACAGCCGATGCGAATCGAATATGTAGGTAGACATCATTATCGTTTGCAAACGGAAGCAGCACGCGATGAGCAGACCTATGTGTACATCCTGGGTGAAAAGGACATGGATATCCAGCCGGAGGATCGTTTGACTTTTGACGGTCACCTGATCAGAGTGGAATTCATCCAGATCAACCGATTGGCGGCTACCATCGCGGAAGGAATTGTGCTGGAATGACCCCCTTCACCCCCTTTGTCCCTTCGGGACATTTCCCCCAAATGACTTCGTCATTTATGGGAAAGGAATTCGAATGAGCATGAATTTTGAATGGATCGTTTCGCCGGATGTGATCGCCAAGGGATTGCAGGATTATGGCAAGAAAGCCATGATCGCAATCCAAGCCACGGCAACGAAATGGGGACAGGATATTCAGGATGCGGCGCGCACGAACGCACGCTGGGAAGATCGCACCGGCAACGCACGTGGAGGATTGTTCTTTGCGGTGGATGGTTTCGGGTTGGAACCCATCACGGGCACAGTCAAACCTGATTTATGGGCAGACGCTTTCCTTGTTCAAGACAGCCAAGGGAAGAAATGGGAAGTGAACCGAGGACGAGAAGATGTGACTATTGAAAGCGGAGATGAAGATACATTGATCATCACGCTGGGACACACGGTATTTTATGGAAAGTTTTTGGAAACATCGAATGGTGAAAATTACGCCATCATCATGAGCACGATGGAGAGCAATTTGCCTGAGTTGGAAAGTCTAGTCGAAGGCATATTCCGAGGCTAATAATGGCGACATTATCGGATCGAATCAAGGCATTCTTGAACCCGGTGAGCGCACCCGATAACACCGATGCGCCGACTTCGCCGGTCATTCCTGAGACGATGGTCAGCAAGTTCCAGGTGGAACGCTATCGGATGGCGGTGATCCGCGATTGCATCGAGATGTATGAAATGAATCCGCTGGTGGAACGCATCCACCGCGATTATGCACGAGGGCTGGTGGGCAATGGCTTCATCGTCAAAACGGATAATGCAGAAGCGGCGCAAATCGCAAGTGACCTACAGGACCGGCTGGACTTGAACCGCAGGCTCGAAGATTGGGTGCGTCTCACGAGCCGGGACGGGGATTCGTTCCTGGAATTGAGCGTGGACGATGCGATGTTCATCTCGAAGGCGACACGCAAACCTACCCTGCGGATGCACCGAGCCACCAACGATGCGGATGAGTTCGAGGACCCGACCCGATCATTCTGGATGGCTCCGATCTGGTACATGGGCATCGAGCCGCCATCGGATGCGGTGTGGTTCCCAGAATGGAAGATCATCCATGCGCGCAATAACCACGATGAGGAACAACGCTATGGAACGCCGATGATGCGTTCGGCGCGCAAGCAATTCAAATACATGGAAGAGGGCGAGCTGAACGTGGCTGTGCGACGTAAGATCGGTGGGGCACAAATCCGGCAGCACGTGATCGAGGGAGCGCCATCGGATGTGGAAGCATATAAAACGAATAATAAAGAAGCGCTGGGCAGACTGGCAGCGGTGATCGATCTATTCTCCAACAAGCCTGGTTCGCTGACTGTATTTCAGGGCGACGGTCAGATCGATAAGATCGGCGATCTGGAGCATCATATTCAGACGATGTTCGCGGCGAGCGAAGTGCCGATGGAATTGATCGTGTATGGCGGCGATCTTAATCGCGATATCCTGGGCGAAAAGAAGGAACATTATCAAGAAAATTTGATGCAGGGGCGTGAGTGGACGATGAAGGAAATTCTCAAGCCATTATTGGAGCGTCAATGGATGCTGCAAGGAATTCTTCCGGCTGATCTGGATTATCAGATCATCTGGCGCACCACGCAACAACTGACGCCTGCCGATTTGAATTCACTGATCGATGCAATGCTGAGGGCAAAACTGTTGGGCATCACGGATGATGCCATCAAATCCATCCTGGCGCAATTCATCCCGGATGCGGACCTGGATATTCTCAGCCCGACCGGATTGGGAGCATCAGACCTGGCGGCTCAGTTGAAAGGAATCAGCATTTGATGGCTCCGGCTGAGTTCATCCCGCAACTTGATAAGATTTCGACTGCAAATCTATATAAGGCGTCCACGGCGGCGGACGTGCGGATGCAGTTGTATCTGACGGGGCGCACGCATGAACTGTTCTCGGAGTTTGCCAAAGATGCACGCGCCAAGGTCATGCAGTTGGGCGGACGGGATGGAATCCTGAACGGCGCAAGCGGCTATGTGGCGCAGAGTGAGTTGATGAAGATGTGGGGCGATGCGTTCAAACCGTGGCAGGATACCTTCGACCGTTTGAGAAAGCAGGCGGTGAAGATCCCGTTTGGGGTGCTGGCAGTGGAACAGAAGAGATTGGTGCTGCCGGAGGTTGGTCTTACCCCCCTGTCGTCTTCGATGACATCCCCCCAAATGACTTCGTCATTTAGGGGGAGAAAGTTAAACGAGAGTGTAGTTGATGGAGTGTTTGACTCGCAATATCGAACGCTGTTGAATGCGGCGGAAGAATATCTATACGGTGATGGGCTGTCGTTGTCGGACAGAGTATGGAAGCTAGACCGTGACACGCGCAAAATGATCACAGACATCATCATGGACGGCGTGGCGAATAAGAAGAGCGCATGGGACATATCGCAGTTGATTGACCAGACGATGGGAGCGAATGATGACTGCCCGAGGTGGACCAGCTCACGGCTGTATGGGATGACGCCTGCGGATAGAATGTCGAACCCGACCGGATTGCTGAGCGGCGATGCGTGCGACGGAAGCGGCGTCTCTTATAACGCACTGCGATTGGCGCGCACGGCGATTCAAAAAGTCCATGCGCTGGCGACCGATAAGGTGATGGAGATGCAGCCGTGGGTGACCGGCGAGCAGATCAATTTATCGGCGGCGCACGCAGAGGACGATGAATGCGACGATGTGGCGGATGGCGGCGAAAATGGCGATGGCGTTTATCCAAAGGGCGAGATCGAGCTACCGATCCATCCGAACTGCCTGTGCTTCAAAACCAGCGTGCAAATATCGAACGAGGAATTCACGTCGAGGATGCACGATTGGATGACCGGCGAAGGCGATTGGCCGGAAATGGATCAATACGCGGATGACATCGGCGGCAACATCGATAACTCGGTGATGCCGGAATCTGCATCGCTGGCGGTGTGGCTGTTCGGGAAAAGCCCGGAGGAGTTGGATCAATGACCACGGTATCGGATGATATCAAGACCGCGCTCGAAGCGGACCATGCGCTGATGGCATTGCTGACCGGTGGAATCTATAACGACGTGGAGGAGATCAGCCCGCAACTCACGCCAGGCGCGTTCAACGCAACGACGAAGGAAATCATGCCATGCGCGCTGATCAAGGTGCCGACCGAAGTGCCGAACGGTCCCTATATTACAGGAGTCCGCACGACGGTGGTGATCTATGTCTATCAACGGCGAGGTTACGGCGTGATCGACCCGGCATCGCAGATGATTTACAACGATCTGAACTATACGCAGATCGGGACGGGAGTGTGGGAATTATTGTTTACGGACGGTGTGCCCCAACAGCGAGACGCGGCGCTGGATTGCGCGCTGGGCTTGCTGAGATTTTCAGAGACGAGAGATCGTCAGGCGTCAACAACTTAAGTTGCTGACATATTCCAGAAAGGAAAATATCATGAGTGACCCAGAAGTACAGAAGAAAGCATTTGGTTTGAAGGAGATCGTCCTGACCGACATCACGGGTGAAACGGTGGTGACCCTACCGGCAGCGCTCAAGCTCGGATTCGAGGAGGACGTGATCACAGCGCAATTCCCGGGCAACGATGAAATCCAGGGCGTGATGACCCAGCCGCAGGGTGTGAAGGGAACGTTCGAGCAGGGCGGTTATCCGCTCGAGGCGGTGGCGATCATGACCGGACACACCATCGACAAAACCGGCGTCACGCCGGACCAGATAGCCACACTGAATGCCGATTCGTCCGCCTATCCATATTTCGTCATCTATGGAAAATCGCTGGCTGATGAAGGCGATGATTTGCATATCAAGATCAAGAAAGCCAAACTGACCAAGGGCATCAATGGAACCTTCGAGCGCGGCAAGTTCTTCACGATGGACACCGAGTTCTACGGCGTCCGCGTGGACGGTTCAGCCTATGAAGTGGTCGGCAATGAGACGGCGCAGGATCTGGAAGCGTTCTCATGAGCCGATTAGCCCATTTTGTGTTCCCTTTAGCCCCCTTCGGCGATGCTTCGCTCGCCGCATTCCCCCAAATAGGAAGTGCACCGATTTGGGGGAAGAAAAGTGGAGAGTCTTATGCCAAAGACTAACAAGAATGTAGCGGCAATGGAACAAAGCCAAAAGGCGACGCGCACCAATTTGGCGGAATGGTGGGGCAAACAATTCGCGGAGTTGGACCTGCCGAGCGGATTGCATGTGGTGGTGCGCGATGTGGACATCGAGGATTTGCTGACCAGCGGAAACCTGCCGAACACGCTGATGGAGGTGTTGCCGGAATTGCAGGACATGGACGAGAAAGAAGCTGGCACGAGGATGATGTCGGAACATCCCGCAGCGTTTGCGGAACTGCTGAACGGGATCGCATGTAGCTGCCTGGTCGAGCCAAAGATTGGCGACGTGACGGACGGCGTTGCGACCATCGCTTTGGATGACCTGCGCGGCAAAGATAAGATGTTCCTGTTCCAATGGGCGAACCGCGAAGCAAAGCAGGTGCGTCCCTTTCGCGAGGGAGAGGACGAACCTGCTGCGACTGCACAACCTGGGTGAAGCCTATGGAAACCGACCGAGTGAACTCATCGGACTGAAGACGGCGTGGGGCGCGTATCAGTTCGATGAGATTTGCCTGATCGCCGGACGGATGGCAGAGAAGGACGCCATCGAAGGCAAGAGCGGAGCGCCAGGCAGAACATCGAGATATCAAAGCGCACGGCATATGGTAACGAAGAGAGTGAGAATCAAAGCGAATGGAACGTGGTGACCCCCTTGCGCTGACGCTACGCTCAGCGCGTTCCCCCAAATCGCAAGCGATTTAGGAGAACAAGAATGGAGAAAATGTGAGCATTAACTTAGGCAGTGCATATGGGAAAGTCAGTCTTGATGCTTCGGGGGTCGTGAGCGGCGTTAATACAGCCAAGGGCGCATTGGGCAGCATGACGGGAACCATTACGAGTTTGATTGGAACTTTCAAGCAATTGCAAAGCGGATCAACGGTCAGTCTCACACAGATAGGGCAAGTGGGAGCACAGGTAGGAGCAAGTTTGCAGGGAATGGGCACGATGATGACGCTTGGGCTTACTCTACCAATCATCGGTGTAGGAGTCGCAGCCGTCAAGTTGGCTGGTGATTTGCAAGCAAGCGAAACTGTTAACAAAAATGTTTTCGGGCAAATGTCAGGTGATATTGATAAATGGTCGGATGATGCTGCCATAAAATTTGGCATCACAAAAACATTGGCTTTGGATGAAGTAGATTCAATGGGAAAGATGCTTATTGGCATGGGAGTCGCAACAGATAAAGCCGCTGACATGGGGGAAAATTTAGTCAAATTGGCTTCTGATTTGGCTATTGCCCAAAAAGTCAGTCCAGAGGAAGCTTTTCAAAGTTTGCAAATGGGTATTGAGGGAGGCACTCGTTCACTCAGACAACTTGGAATTGTGATTGATGAAAATGACGTGAAACTTGAAGCACAAAAACTGGGTCTTACAGATTCATCCGTGAATATGGATAAGGTGACGATAGCCGCCAATAATTTGAAAAAGGCGCAGATGGATTTGGCAAACGCCCAGGCAGGTAAAGGCATTAATCCCAAGGATGACACCACTGCTCAAGACGACAAAATTGCCGCTGCAGAATTGAAAGTAGCAGATGCGCAAGCGAAACTAAACGAAGCTAACCAAGGGAGCAGCGGAGTGCTTTCCGACCAGGCAAAGGCAGTGGCTACCTATCAATTGATCCTAGACAAAACCACACAACAACAGGGATTATTTGGAAAATCTACAGGCGACTTAAATGTGGAAATGGATATATTCAAAGCACAGCTTGGAACATTGTTGCCGCAACTTGGAACATTATTA